CGTCCCATGGTTGGGAGCGTCGTAAGATTCGTTATGACGATAGATCCAAGTTCGTAGGTATCTGTCGTCGTCGTGACTACATGAGTCTTGCAGCCTCCCTTTTCCTCTTTCGTAAAACATTGCCCGCGGAAAGTCCTTCCTTGGACGCATATCATGACAAATTCGTTAATACGAAGCCGGTCAACGACGGTTTTTGTGATTTTGTTGCTGTCGAGATACCCAAACTATTTAAGGATGGTTGGGACTCCAGCTTTTTTGATCGTGTGTCGCGGACTTCCGTGGGTCGTAAATCGTGCCTCGAGAAAGGGAATGGAATCGAGACTTCTCGTGATTTTTTCATTAATAATCGTGAGGGTTTCATGCAGATGTGCACCGAGGGTGTCAAGATCCCTCACGTGCGTCGTATTGCTGTTGCTTTAAAAGCCGGCAAAGCGCGTGTGATAACGGTTGCGTCTGCGTTCCAGTATTGCCTTTCTCCTCTATCAAGTATGATTTATGATCACCTGTCAAGAAAGAGGTGGCTTCTACGTGGTTCCGCAGTACCGTCGAGCTTTGCTGACTTTCAACGGGTCGTCGGCGAAGTCTTCGTTTCGGGAGACTACGAGTCGGCTACTGACAACTTCAATTTGGGTCATAGTCGTTTCATTTTAGATCGTGTGCTGGATTCCTGTACAACCGTCCCGGGCGGTGTTAAGGATATGGCACGTGATTCGTTAAATGCCGTGGTCGTATCAGACGGACGGCAAACTTTCATGAGGTCTGGCCAGTTGATGGGGGATAAGCTCTCCTTCCCCCTCCTGTGCCTGACTAACTACCTGGCATTCGCGTATGCTATGCGGCCGTTTGGACAATTACCTCCATGTAAAATCAATGGAGATGACATTGTCTTCCGGTCGACAAGGGCACAAGCGGATCGGTGGTTCCAGGAAGTTTCCCGCTCTGGATTGGTCGTTAGTAAGGGAAAGACGATGGTCGACGACCGTTTCTTTTCCCTGAATTCGTCATTCTTTGAGGCAACTGGTGGTCACCCTAAGATCGTACGGTTCATACGTTCCCTACCCCTCTTCAGACCGTCCACGGACGGTTCGCTCAAGTTGGGGGAAAGGGCACGGTCTTCGTGCGTCGGTTTTTCCGGCGAGGATCGTGAAGTCATTTGGACTGAGTTCTTAAGGCGTAATAAGTCGTACCTGTGGAAGTCACAGGTTTCTCTTTCCCGTGGTCATGGCATTCGTGTCCATCCTCA